TCCAGTCTACATTTTTAAATTGAGTTATCTCATAATCTGTAGATTGGTCTAATTGTTCAAGTGCAGTTGAGTATCGCTGTCTTTCTTTTTGAGTGGCTGCTAACTCTGTGTCAGCTTTTTGCCTTTGCTCTGCCAATACTTGACTCTTTCTTGTGTAATCAGCTTGTCTGCTATACCCTGACTGAAGTTCATCAAGAGTAACCTCGACATCTTTACCATCAACCTTGACAGTATATGTACTAGGTTCTTGAGTTACTTCTTCTTGAGTATCATCAACTATATCATCAACAGTTAATTCACTTGAATCTTCTGCCTGTGTTTCAACTGATTCGGCATCTTCCATTGCCTGTTCAGAAGTATTATCCTCTACTTCTGTTTGCACTTCTTCCTCTACAGGTTCTTCCGAAGCTGGAGACTGTAATTGAGCAAGGAGTGCTTCCTGTGCTGATTTAACATCAGTTACAGGGATTCCTTTGTGTTTGCTTTCTTGTACTGGAATATTGTCTTGGGGTATAGGTTTTTTGACTTTAGCCATTTTTATCACCTTTCCTTTCTTCTTCTAACAATTTTCCATTCTCTATTGTATTTACAAGAACTTGTTTTACTTTTAATGCTGCTATTTGTGAATGATAAAGACTTTCTCTTTCATCTTTATCTTCAGATTTAGTTGTAATCCATTTCTGATAACCTTCATTTAATATCACATTAAATGCGTTTACCATTACTGGATTTTCTAATATAGCTTTTGCATCTTGACCTTCTTTAATTTGGTCATTCTTATTTACCATTTTTTTCTCCTATTAGGTTGATTCTATCTACCACATGGGTAGGTATAGTTTTTCTCCCAGCTAAGTAACCACGAATATCATTTTCTTTAATACAAGTGTCTCGTGATAACTCAGATACTGAAACTCTTTTTTTTAACATTAGATTTTGTAAATCTCTACATGTTAAATCGGATTTGATGAAGTTCCTTTTAATGGGTTCTTCCTCTTAAATTCTCTTGCTGTTTCTTCATGTGCTATTGCAACAGCTTTAATAGCTGGTGTATTTTTTTCTAATTCTCTACACAAGACTTTATCAAAAAACTTTTCTATGCTTTTGCTTTCTTTTTGTTTTTGTTCTTTGCTTGTTTTAATTTTTTGTACCCTTTTTTTGTGTACGAATATTTTTTACCTTTATAAACTGGCATTATAATAACCTCAATAGTTCTTTAAATGAATCGGTTGCTAAAACAAAAACCACAATAGCACCATAAGCTATATACTTAAATCTAAAGACTTCAGTCTTAACAGTCTTTAAATCTTTTTCTATGTGTTCAAGATGATTTACTTTGATATCTTTAATATCTTTTTTAATCACTACTATTTCTGTATTTAGTTCGTTTAAGTCTTTCATGCTAGTGGCAACCTTTTGCTTTTTGGGTATATGTCTAATACTGTTTTAATAATATCTGTGTGTGATAATCTTTTGTGTTTAGAAAATTTCTTATTTTCTCCTGATAAATAAGATATACCATCACTTATTTTTTTATTTCTTGTTTCATCTTTATATTCAGGTTTATATTTTGGGAATGACATTATGTATCTCCTATTGCTACAGGTCTTTTTTGCGTAGCTTCAAGTGCTATTTCCATTTCACCTTGGTCAACTTTTTGTTTTTTAATTTCTAACTCTTGTGTTTTAATCATGAAATCTACTTGTGCTTCTCTTTTCTTAAGTTCTAATGCTTGTTGTTTTATTTTTGTATCGAGTTCAAGTTCTGCTGCTTGTAGTTTTAATTTTTGTAATTCAATTTGTGCTTTCTCTGATGCTATCTTTTCTTCAGGTGTTGGGCCAGGTGGTTGTGGTGGTGGCATCATTTCAGGGTTAGATATAAACATATCTGAATTTTTATACCCTGCTTGTGTTATGAATTCACTTACTGAATTATAGATATTTTTTGGTGTTACAAGTGTTCCCATTCCACCATTCTCTATAATTTTTTGAATGATGGTCATAATACCTGACATGGCTTGTACTTTGCTAGTCTGACTACCACTTCCTACTCCAACATTAACAGTACAATTTAATTTCTCTTTCCACTTGCTAGGGTCAATCGGTACAAATTTATTATTCAGTAATACTATTTTTTCTCTATCTTCATATCTTTGTACTAAAGCATAAATATTTCTAAAGACATCTTTGATTCCTGTCTCTGCAAAGATTCTCGCAATTAACTCTACTCTTTGCATTGACGATTCAGTTGCTGCTGCTATAGCACCTGATGTTACATGAGAAGTTAATACATCAGGGTTGAGTCCTTGTGTCATCTTCGATACGCCACTTCTTTCTTCTCTTACTTGGTCAAGATATTTAACCATCTCAAAAGCAAATGGTTGTACTTGTGGTGTTGGTAAAGCTGTTACTGCACCTGGTGCTCTCATTCTAACAATGCCACCAGGTCTTGATGTTAATAAGTCATCAAGTTCTACTTGTCCAGCTAGTACTGCATACCTTGCATTATTGGTTAGATACATGTTGTCTAATAAATTTCTAACGATAGTAGATTTAATGAGTTGAATATCACTTACAGTATCAGCTACTGACATTCCAAAAAATTTATGTGGGATAGGCAATGGGCAAATTGCTGAAAAAGGAATCATATCTATCTCAACATTATCTAAAATCTTATTACCACCTTTAGTAATCTTGCGAAGTTCTGCTATACCATCACCATTATAATCAAGCTTTATATAACATTCATCTATCCAAACTTGTCTTGTTGCACCTTGTCCTTCGTCAAGTGGGGCAGAGTCCTCATCATAACTAAATCTTGCTTGTCTTTCTTCTGCAAATTCAGCGTCGCTATGTGTATGCGTTGGTAAATCTTCTACAATGTTTTTGTCGTACCCTTCTAAAATTAAATCTGATACAGTTTTTTTAACTCTATGGCAAATAAAATTTGCATCTTCAATAGATGCTGCTCTTCTTGAGATTAGAAATTCTTCAGTTGGTACTGACACTATTCTAACCTGCCCACTTCTTTTTATTTTTTTTACCTTGACGTCATGTTCACTAACTTTAGGAGATATTAAATTACCATACTCATCTTCTTGTTCTTTTTGTACTAGCGTTTCTGTGTGTTCTAATACTTCTAATTCATCATTTGCTAATATAGATTGGTATTCTATTTCAGTTAAATGCTCATAAGTCTCTACACTTGATTCTGCTTTCTCTTCCCAAAAATGTTTAATGATTCCTGTCTTTGTTATAAGTGCGTCTTTAAAAGCATCATAGAGAATTTTGAATCCATTGTTTTGTTTGTTGAAAACATAGTTACAATAATCTGTAGCTTGTTGTGCCATCTCCATATCTTCAGGGCCTTGTGGTTCAAACTCTGCTACATTATTGTGGGTAGTGAAGATACGCATTAAAGATGGCATGATGTATTCAATAGTATCTCTTACATCAGTAGTTACAATCTCACTACGACCATCAATCTCATTTCCAAACTTCTCGCCAAGATAATACTTCATAGCATCTTCTCTTTGATTAGAGAGTTCGCTATTTGCGTGTCCTGAAGATGCTTGAATCTCAGACTCTAATCGAGATGCTAGTTCGTCATCACTTAGTTTTTTTATTTTTTTTGCCACTTCAACTTTGTTCCTTTAAATTTGTCTTTAAGTTTTTGTGCTGCTGATAGACCACCTTTGATTCCTTGATAGCCCCATTTTATGCTTCGAATAGCAGGATTCCATATGCCAACCCTGCTATTGTCTCTAGCACTCCTTCAGAAAATTCCCTTGTTGCTTTCCTTTCTGCTATTTGTTTAGCATTAAGTTTTATTTTCTTACTCCCATGTAATTTAATAATATCTTTTAAAGCCATTATTAACCTTTAGGGTAGTTTGCTTTTATTCCATACTTCTTATGAATTCTTCTCATTTCTTTTTCAAATTCAGTAAGCTTTGGATTCTTTACATACAGGTCAGGTCTCTTAGCCTTCACATTAGATAACATAGATGCCTTGACATATTGTGGCCCTAGTGCTTTATAAATATTTCCTTTACCTGGGTCAAAGGTTTTAGCTGTCGCTTTCTTTTTACCTTTTGTTCCTTTATAAGTTAATGCTGCTAATGCTGCGAGTGCTGCTGCTTTTCCACCTGGCCCAACTTTCCCAGCCTTACTTT